TTTGAAAAAGATGATGAAGCTGGAACTACTTTCCAATTATTACAACAAACAATAACCGAACTTAAAGACACATTCGATGGCCAAGCGCAAGAAGAAAAGTAACGTGTATTTCACGAAGATTCAGGACATGGCAATTTCTGCCTATAATAGGATCGAAGATAGACCGGTCCTCCGGGAACGCGTTTATCGACGATTTATATATCCAGCATTCATGAAGATGGCTGAAAATCTAATTAATAAAATGAAGCCAACTTATATTGATTCTTCGTTTTTAGATTTGCAAACTGATCTAGTTACTTATTTAACAGAGAGACTTCGTAAATTTAATCCAACTGCGGGTAAGGCATATTCATATTATACTCGCACATCATTCAACTATTTAATTGCCGAAAATCAAAAAGGATATGCTAAACTCAAAGCAGATACTGGAGAATTAGATATCGACGAACAAAGAAATATTGGAATTGAAATGCATAATGATGATATGCGTGAAACCTTGTATGAATTCATGGACGCGTATATTGAATATTGCTATAATAATTTAAATTTTATTTTTACTAACCCAACAGATATACATGTTGCTGATTCGATATTGCATATTTTTGAGTCTCGCGAGAACATAGAAGATTTTAATAAAAAGGCTTTGTATATTTTTATCCGAGAAAGATCCGGGTTAGAAACATCGAATATTACCCGTGTAATAAAAGTACTTAAGCAATTGTATGAAACTAAATTCGAAGATTATGAAAAGGAAAACTTCATAAATCTGCCTTTTTGATATTTATATTAAAGGAATTGAATTATGGACAAGAATGATGAATTATTCAAAGGGACTAGCTTTGCTGACCTAATGTCCGACGTATATCATAATTCTAAAAAGAAAGATCGTCAGATAAATCAATTGATTAGTCAATTACAACCACTTATACGTAATGCATCAGATGCTACGATTATAGTTCCGTTAATTAAAGAATATTTGGACGTAGCTGTTAAGAATGATGATCATCTTGTCAAACTTACAGCAATTGTTCAACGATATATATCTACTAAACAAACTATATCTGGCGCTGATGGACTACTAAGTGATGAAGAAAAAACTCAATTATTAAAAATTGCAGAATCAACATTATCTTCCGAATTAGAAGATGAGATACAAAGTATTAATGATGAAGCGGAAGCAATTAAGCAACAGATAGCAGTAGCACAATCTAAGGTAGGAAAGGACCTAAATGGAAAAAGCTGATCAGGTTCAATTTGAAATTGCCGAGGTATTAGCTTATAGTGATACTTATAAGTATGTTGGACCAGATTCGCCAAATACTACTGCTAGCAATTTATTTTCTATACAAGCGCGAGGGTGTAGTTCATATTATAATCACAATATATTAACTGCTAAACCAGCAAATATTAACATGAAACGTATTCCATTAATTGGAGAATACGTATTATTAGTTAAAACATTCAATCAAGAAGCTACGTCTGAAAAATGGCGCCATAGTTGGTATTACTTATCAACCGTAGATATCCAATCATCAATTAATGATAATACAATCCCGGGTTTATCAATTCAATTAACACAGGAACAGATCGATTCGACACTGCCAGGCAAAACATTCCAACCAAAAGTTATATCTCCATTACAGCCTTTCGAGGGGGATGTATTAATGGAAGGTCGTTGGGGTAATAGCATTCGATTTGGTAGTACTGTTGACTTATCAGATGCATATAGTATTGATAGACCATGGGAAGGTAAACAGAATGGCGATCCTATTACTATAATAGCAAATGGCCAAAAGAATTATCCGAACAAGCAATTTACGGTTGAAAATATAGAAACTGATGATGCCTCTTTATATTTAACTAGCACACAGAGTATTCCGAATATTGGATTAAATAATATTTTAAAAATAGGAGTATCTGATTCTGCATTTAATAAATCTCAATTTATCGGCACTGCTGATCGTGTTATACTAAAAGCAAAAACAGATGTAGTTGTATTAGATTCACAAAAAGGTATTGAACTGTTATCTCCAAAAGTAAATATCGGTGCTGGGCCATATGAACCAATACTGCAAGGCCCGGCAGTTCAACAGTTACTAGAAAAAATTGTTGAAGTGATTCAAGCTGGATTTGTAGATTCATCTGGCGCTATCAGTACCCCAATCAATAATGCATTATCTGGTATTGATTTATCTAGATTGTTGAGTAAGACTATTCAAATTGATCAATACAAAGAAGACTTAATTGCATAACTAAAGATAATAATATGGCAATCGGAACACAAATACCATCGCAAATTGTTGAAAAGATAATACCTATATTGTCTGGTAAAATGTCAACAATATCTAATTTAGCTAATAAAACTGCATTAGACTGTTTGAATTTACCTCCAGAGACTCAATGTGGTGATCCGTTAATTTCGAAAGTTAAACAACAATTAGCTGATCTACAAATATTAATTACCGAACTAGATGCATTGATTAACAGTATAAGTTCGATTGCTAGTTCAATACAGTTAGTAGCTACAGTTGCAACTGCATTAAAATTAATACAATTAGCAATCCCAATGGTTCCGGGTATACCATCTGGCCCAATAACTGAATTGATTAATATATTTACAAAACTTATAGAAAATTCAAAATCAGGTGTAGGTAGTATAACAAATATACTAGAAAATATTAAATCTCAATTTAATAGTATCAATAGTAATATAGCAAATTCTATTAAAAAATTAGCATCGATTTGCAGTGACGAACAATTTGAAACATCAGTTGATGTGGCTAGATTAGTTAATCCTATAGAATTAACGCCGGATTACGCGAGTAAATTTTATACCACGATTAATGTATCACAAGACGATATTGATTTCCGTGTAGATAGTATACAAGATTTATTAGATGATCAAATTAATGTAATGCAAAATTTAATTGAAGCACCTAGCAAAGTAATAACATCGGAAAATTTACCAGTAACAACTGATGGTAATATTAATGATTATTTTGTTAATACTACAACTAATCAAATATTTGGCCCTAAAACTAATAAAGGTTGGGGAACACCCGTAAATTAATAATTACAATATTTATATAAAAATAAGTACTATGGATAATAAAACATTTATATTGGCTCTGCGCAAGATAATTCGTGAGGAATTAAAAACGGTTATTAAACAAGAATTAACTGAGATTTTAAAAGAAGGATTAAAACCTACTATTTCAGAAATAGCACAGCCAAAAAAAGCAATTTCAAAGTCTACCGGTCAACCGGTTGCACCAAAGAAAAAACCAATGTTCGAAGATAATCGTTGGGCTAGTGTATTAAATGACACTGAAGCATTATACGAACAGCGACCTTCTGCAATGAATAGTTTCGCTGATATGATGAATGAATCTGTGGATGAAATTAACATGACATCGAAAGACGCTCAAGGATTTGGAATGATGCGTCAAAATATGCAACAAGCAATTACTAATACAGCACCATCAGTAATGGAAGATCCTGAAACTGGTAAAGTATATGAAGTTGCTCCGGAAGTAGCTAATGCTATGACTCGAGATTATTCATCATTGATGAAAGCAATAAATAAAAAGAAAAATATGTAATGGCATATCGCGTTGTACCAGTAAATAATATTGATAATGTAACTAATAACATTGGGTTAGGAGTTGCATTTTCACCAGGTACCCGCGGACTATTTAGCAGTATATATATATCGGATAGCCAAATAAAAGAAAATTTAAAAGCATTATTGTTAACTAGAATTGGGGAACGATACATGCAACCGACATTTGGTACTAATTTATTAAATATTATTTTTGAGCCAAATATCAATGAATTAAAAGATGATATTTCTGAATTACTAAGAGCTCCTATTAATTATTGGATTCCATCAATTACTATCGAAGATATTGTTATTATAACAAATGAAGATGATCCTAATTTAATTCACAACTTAAAAATAACAATAAATTATTCAATTCAAAATTTTTCAACGCAAACAATAACATTTACATCATCAACTACTGGCATTGTTGCGGTTGAATAAAGGACAAATATGGAAACAAAAAAAGATATATCGTATATAGGAAAAGACTTCGGTCAGTTTCGTAAAAACTTAATTGATTTTACAAAACAATACTTTCCAGAAACATATACCGATTTTAATGAATCATCTCCTGGGATGTTATTTGTTGAACTAGCAGCATATGTTGGCGATGTATTATCATTTTATACAGATTCTAATCTTAAAGAATCATTACTCGAGCAAGCTACTGAGCGAGGCAATGTGTATGATATTGCAAAATCCTTAGGATATAATCCAATTAACTCTATCCCAGCACATGTAACATTGGATGTGTATCAACTAGTTCCAGCAATCGGAACTGGCGATTCAGTTAGGCCTGATTTTAATTATGCATTATCAATTCGCCCAGGAATGCAAATTAAACAAGAGTCTGGTATATCTGTGTTTCGTTCATTAGATTCTGTTGATTTTGGATTCTCATCTTCTTATGATACAACTGAAGTAACCATATATGAAAGTGATGATACAACTAATTTACCAACATATTATTTGTTAAAGAAATCAGTGAAAGCTGTTTCAGGTGATGTTAAAACTGCTAATTTTACATTTACGACTCCTGTTGCATATGATAAATTTGTATTACCGGATACTAATATTATAGAAATTATATCAGTTTCTGAATCAGATGGCGATGGTTGGTACGAAGTTCCATATTTAGCACAAGATACGATATTTGAATCAGTTCCAAATTTATTGGAAAATGATCCAGACATGGCTCAATATCGAGATTCATCTCCTAGTTTATTGAAACTTAAGAAAACTGCGAAACGATTTGTTTCTAGATTACGTAGTGATAATAAACTCGAAGTACAATTTGGAGCAGGTATATCAGATAATAATGATGAAGAGATTGTTCCTAATCCAGATAATGTAGGAAATGGTTTAGCAGGATTCCGAAGATCAGTAGATATTGATATTGACCCATCTAATTTTTTATATACAAGAACATATGGCCAAGCGCCATCTAATACAACGTTAACGGTAACATACACAACCGGTAATGGTTTAATTGATAATGTTGCAGCAAATGTATTAACTAAAATTAATTTCATTGAATTTGATAATGATATTAATAGCACTAATAATGCCGGCTTAGTTAATTTTGTTAAAAATACAGTAGCAGTATCAAATGCATCACCAGCAGTTGGAGCAAAGACTGCAGACACATTGCAAGATATTAAAAATAATGCATTAGCAAATTTTGCAACTCAAAACCGTTTAGTAACTAGAGAAGATTATATTATACGAGCTTATTCAATGCCGGCGAAATTTGGTAGTGTTGCAAAAGCATATATCGTTCCAGATGATCAGTTATCTCAGCAAGATTATCAACAGTCTAGAATTGCTAACCCATTGGCAATGAATATGTATGTATTAGGATTTAATTCATCTAAACAATTAACTGAGTTAAATCTAGCAGTAAAAGAAAACTTAAAAACATATTTAGGATATTATCGAATACTAACTGATGCTGTAAATATAAAGGATGCATTTATTATAAACATAGGAGTACAGTTTGAAATATCAGTATTACCTAATTATAATAGCAATGAAATTCTATTAAAATGTGTTAATGTAGTGCAAGATCATTTTAATATCGATCGTTGGCAAATAAATCAACCAATTATCAAATCTGATATTTTAAATTTAATCGGAAATGTAAAAGGAGTACAATCGGTTGTTGGAGTAACATTTAATAATTTATATGATTCGACTTTAGGATATTCTGGTAATACATATGATTTAAATACTGCTACAAAAAATGGTGTTGTATATCCATCATTAGATCCTAGTATATTTGAAGTTAAATTTCCAACCCAAGACATAAAAGGTCGAGTAGTAAATTATTAAGGATATAAATGTTTAGAATATTTTATGCAGAAAAAGATGCAACGTTGTATGAATCAGCCCCAGCCCAAAACACCGGGTTAGATGAAATCTTAGAAATTGGTAAGCGATTAGATACAGACGGTTCAACTCTTTTAAAATCAAGAAGTCTTGTAAAATTTGATATGGCAGAAATATCTGCTTCATTATCTACTTATGGCAAAACGGTAAATGATTGTAAATTCATGTTACAATTATATACATCCCACGCAAAAAACTTGCCAGCTGAATACACTGTTGCCGCTAAATTAGTTGGAGAGACTTGGATTAATGGAACTGGATATCAAGCAGCTGCAACAACCGATGGGGCTACATGGTCTGCACCAGATGCTGGGGCATATGTTAATACATGGATATCATCAAGTCAGAATATTCAAATTGGGTCTAGTACATTGTATGTATCAGGAAGTGGTGCTGGCGGATCATGGATGTATCAATCTGCTTCTCTAGGTTCAACTGCTGGTCTAATTACATCTGAATCATTTTCTTATAGACCGTCTGATGTTAACATGGATGTTACTGCAGCTGTTAAAATTTGGTCATCTGGTAGTGGTGGCGCTGCAATTCCAAATTATGGATTTCTAATTCAATTTTCTGATGCTGATGAATTAAATGATATTATAAAAGGATATGTAAGATTTTTCAGCCGAGAAACACAAACAATATATGTTCCTAAGTTAACGATGTATTGGGATAACAGCACGTTTACAACGGGTTCTATGACATCGGCTAATCTAGAGTCATATGTAGTATATACCAACGTTAAACCAACGTATAAAGATACTGAGGTTTCTAAAATTAGAATTTATACTCGCGATAAATATCCACAAAAATCGCCTACAAATTTGTTCCCAGAGCAAACAGTAAAATACTTGCCAACAACAACATATTATGCAGTATTCGATGCTGCTACAGATGAAGCCATAATTCCTTTTGATGATATTTATAATAAAGTAAGTTGTGATGCTACCAGTAATTTTATTCATTTAGATATGAATGGTTTTATGCCAGAACGTTATTATCGTTTAGAGTTTAAGATCAAAGATGGATTTACTACACAGTATATAGACGACCAAATTTATTTTAAAGTAATCAGATAATGGATAATATTAAATACAATGCAGCTCCTGTAAGTATAATTGCAAAACCAGATCCAGTTTCATTAGATCAACAAGCAAAATACAAACAACAAGGTCTTACTGTGACTTCGAATAATACTTCAATTATTCCTAGGAACGATGCTGGTAGTATTATATTGCAAGAAAATTCTCAAACCAATCCATTGCTAATTATAGAGCCAGTTTCAACTAAAATTACAACTGATTCGATATTACGAGTAATTGATACTCAGTTTCAATATTATAGTTTTCCAGTATCTATTCGTACTACGCCAACTAATGCATCATTTGATTTACCAGATATATCTCTAGACTTAATAATAGATCCGGTTTATGCTAGATATAAACCATCTGCTAATTATAAAATTGCGGCTAATGATATAACTAATCCAGGTCTAGGTAATTATGGAACAATTTCCGGTATATTAATGGATACTGTAGTTGACGGGCAATCTCAAACTAAAGTTAATTCGTATTATATTACTAAAGAAATAAAAGAAAGTGGCGTAGATCTACAATTCCAAGTAAAACTTAATCATCGATTTGATACTAATCTTGCTGGCGCAAAATCACCTGTACGATTTTCTGTTATAAAGCAAGGACCTGATACTGAGTTAACTTTAGAATTTAAAGGACCATATGACACTGAAAACATGGGTCGATATGAAGTTTTAAATACTGAAATTTCAGTTATTATTACTAATGAAGAATTCAATATTGGTGATTATTTTAGTATCGGTGCAGCGACTGATGTAAATACTCCGGATTCATATCACACAATTAATTCGGAGCAAACATATTGGGTAATCACAAATGCTGCTAAAGATGTAGATGAATGGAACCGGGAAATTTAAAATATGTTAAATCAGTATAAAAATATTACACAGATACAAGCAACCCGGGGATCTAGTTCCTCGGAACGACTAGCTAAAAGTAAAACAAATTTACTTAGTTATGATGCCGATGAATCAATTTATTT